TGATCTAACAACACAATCCCCAGACTTAGCTTTTCTGCCACCATACTCTTTTTGCCTGTTTCCATCTGTTTCTATGTATTTCATAATTTCCTCAGTCCAACTTAATTGTTGGCATACCTTATTGTACTAAAATATTTCATTGTTGTCAACACCCTTGATTTTATTGACCTGTAGAGGTTAGAAATGTATTAGTATATTCTAATATAGATTAGGAATAAGAATTATATAACTTATGTTCCTGAGATTTAGATGAATTGGAAGATCGCCACAAGTTTGAATGAATTTCAGAAATTTTTAGAAACCATCTTAACTTTTGCTCATTTCCCTTAAGGTCTGATATTAGCTCGTTTAACTCTACAACCTTTGGGTTAGTACTAGCGATAGCTTTTTTAGTCATTTCAGTGCCTTTTTCGACCTCTAAATAGGCTCTATAGATTAACTCCTTACGTTTTTCTTCCAGAAGATCCAAGTTCTTGGTAGTTTCTCCAAGTTTCTTGGCATTTTCCCTCATATCAATAATTAATTGCTCTAAACTTTCATCATTTAATTTTATTTTCATCTAATTCTCCAAATAATTATATACTCTGGTAAAGAAAAATGTTATAAAAGAATTTTTTCTTTATATATATATTTATTAATATATATATTTCTTTGCCTTTGTTTTGTTTTTAATTATATATTATATATTTATATATATACACATATATATAGGCAAATATAAAAATATATTTTACTTGTGTTACCAAAATATTCCTGTTAAATTAATCTTGTATATAAAACATTTGGAGTAAATATGGAAAAATTAAGTTATAAATCTGTATTTGAAACCTTATCTAAGGTGGATATTACAGGTAAAACAGAACAAAGGGGCAAATATAGTTATATTAAATGGTCTTATGCTTGGCATATCTTCAATCATTATTATCCTGAAGTTCAAGTAAAATGGTTAGAGCCATTTACTTATGATAATGGAACAATGATATTAAGATGTCGTGTAGAGATTGGAGAATTGTACAAAGAGGGTTGGTTGCCTGTCTATGATAACAACTACAATGCAATAGAAAACCCTAGAGCAGATGATATTCAAGACAACATGCAACGTGCTATGGCTAAAACAATGGCACTTTTTGGTCTAGGTTTACAGTTATATCACAATGGACAAACAAAACCTGAAGAACTAAACCTGAAAGGTGAGATTAACAATCCTGTCTTAAAAGATATATCTAAATCTAAAGATAAGAAAAAAGCAGTAGAGTTAGCCCTTAAAAATGGGGGTATCAATGAAAACACAAACGAAATTCAGCTCGGAGAAGCACTTGAAAAGGTTTAATCTTAGAAGTTCTAATGCCTTAAACATATGCTTTGGTACTTATGTTTCAAGACAAAAGACTTTAGATAATCTTTTAAATGATGTTGTTGAGCCTATCAATGAGTTTGCACAGAAATATGTGGATCATGGAAATTTACATGAAAAATCTGGGATAGCTAAATGGATATTGATTAACAAACAAATGCCTACAGAGATACTAGAAGACCAACATAATTATGTGTTGCAAAACGCCTTTAATCTCAAAGGAGACACTGTTGTTGATTTATCTTGTACTCCAGATGGTAGGTACAAAGATGTTTTGTTGGAAATAAAATGTGGGGCTATGGGAGAGAAACCTCATACTTTAGAGAAAATGAGGATATATTTAGCCCAAGTTTGTATCCAACAATATGTCTTAAACTCATTAGGCATTGAGATAAACAAAACTCATTTAGTTTCATGGTCATTTAATGGCACTAGAATATGGGAAGTTCAGCGTAATATAGAATTTGAACATTATTTAATGTCGATTCTTGAAGAATTTTCTATAGCTTTAATAGGCTCTGGAGATATTGAGAAGAAACCCAAGAAGTTCGAGGGCGAACACAAAATTAAACTAATCTATGGAGAAGAAGAATGACAGATAAAATGCTAGAAGTTTTGGAATCAGTTCGTAAAAGAGAGGATATCCCAGAAAGTAAAAAGATAGACATCATCAAGAAATTAGTTTCTGATGATTTAGGTAAATTATTAAAAACAATGAAGGAGAGAAAATAATGGAAAAAGGTAAACCAACATATTTTAACTTGTTTCTAAATGAAGAAACATATGGAGATTTAATTGATGGAGTTTTTTCTAAAATGGAAATAACTAAAGAACAAACTGGTAAGTCGCCAAGACCTTTTATCAGTAACCGAAAATGCCAAATTGCAGAAAGTATAACTATTCCTGCTGGAACTGATCTAGATATTACTCTTTGGTTAAATGAACGTAATCAAAAACGATCTGCCAGTATTAGCATTAAACTAGCAGAGGAATATCAAGGCTCTGGTGGTGGTGGGTATAGAAAACCATCTAGCAATCAAGGTAAGTCTATAGGTGATACATCTGTGTTTAGTAAGCCACCAGTTAGACCTATTACAGATGATGATGACTTTAACGATGTACCATTTTAAAGGAGTAATAAATGACATACAACAAAGGATATTATGAACAAAACAAGCAAAGGATCGCTGATTATAACAAAAAAAGGAGAATACAAAATCCTGAAGTCATTGCTAAAGAGAAAGAATCCTATAAGGAAAAAAAAGACTTGTTCCAGACGAGATCAAAAGTTCAATTTCTGAAAGGAAAAATGGCATGGGAAATGCTCTCAAAAGCTAAGAAACAGTTGGTTTTAGCAGAAATATCGGAAAAATTAGGTGTCGATGTAAAATAGTTATTGACAAAGATATATTTTGTTAGTAAATTATTAGACATGGGGTAGATAGGTAATCGAGTAAGAATATCGCCTATCTACCCTTAAAGAATTAATGTCGTTAGTTGGGACAGTTATACCTCGAAAGAGATGGAGAATACTATTAACAATGGCTCTTGCGTATAGATGAAACCATTGGGCATTAATATGGGATAGATAGGTAGTAATCGTAAGACTGCAGTCGCTACTACTTTAAAGTTATGCGAAATAGATACGAAGTGTATGCCTATCTATCCTTTAAATTAACATTGGAGATATTATGAACATAGATGAATGGATAGGAATAAAAACGCCTAAAGGTGAAAACATAGACATAAATATTAATGCTGAAGATGACGCAGATGATAATGAGATTAGAATAGTTTTTTATGGTATCAAAACTTTTCCTGATGGTATGAAACAGACAGGAGACCAGTTTGATACGATAACGATTAATAAATTAACAGGAAATCTAGTATTCAAATAAATTAACATTGGAGATATAAATGAACATAGATAAAGTGAAAATAATTACACATATAGATTCATTAGGAAATGGATTCTATAATTTTGATGTATTTGTTAATGATAACCACTGTAGAGGTGGCACAGTAGAGGTAAATGGTGGTATATCAGAAGCGATAGAAACAGTACAACAAATGCCAATTAATATACAGGAGAAAATCAATGAGCAAAGAAGAATGGGTACAAAGACAAGAGCAGGTAATTGAAGAGGTATTTTCTATGACAGTAGATGAATTCCAGACTGAATGTGAAAATTATAAGGTCGAAGGCATTGATGAAATGGTTAATCAGCTAGTAGAATCTAAGATGGAATTAGGAGAATAAGATGAGTAAGAATAAATGGGGTTATATTTATGGTGATGAGTGTGGTGAGTTATGGGAACATTTTGGTATGCCACACAGAGATAAAAATGACCGAATGAAAGTACAGTTAATTGATTTTCAACCAAATAAAGATGATGAGGAACAAGACAATGGGTAAAGGCGATAGATCAAGAATTAAAGACCAAGCCAAATTCAATAAAGGCTTTGATAAGATATTCAACAAAGCCAAAGATATACCTGAGTTAAATGTAGAATGGATTTGCTATACCAATTCAATCAATAATATTAGGCATTCTTATTGTTTGGACTCAAAAATATTTACAGAAAATGACCAGGAGAGATTCGCCAAAGCTCATAAAAAAAAGTACAATATTTAATTTTCCTCATAGGACACATGGAAGTGTCCATTCAATCTCAGTCAGTCAATTCAATCTCAAACTTAGCCAAACTTAGCCAAATTCAATCGGTTAGTTATAGATATTCTGATTCAATCTCAGTCGCTTAGCATAATTCAAGTTATTAATCTTTAGAATTAATACTAGGCTATTTAATTCAGTATCTATTATTTATAGTCGATCTGATAGGATATATCAGTTATTGGAAGCCTTAGATAGCTCAGAATCCATTTTTATTACTAGTCGCTTATGATAGTACCTTGATATTTTTAATATATTCTTTTGCTTGATTGATTGTTTTAAAGTTTTTAGCAATTTCTTTTTCATGCCTAAATAATCCGTTATATCCTAAATCTTCATATACTGAAAAAGTCCACTTATTTTTAGGTAGTTTTTTAGATGCCATAAACAAACCCTTGTCATTTTGACATTGCAACATATAACCACTAGCAAAAATTTCTTTTTCGGTAAGCCATACAGTTTCATATTTTTCAGTATTTATTAAATAATTTTTTTCTTTATGTTTAAACTTCATTATCTTATATTCTCACTTATATACTGGTTATATGGTTATATGGTTATTTGTTTTTTTCAATTTTGCTGAGTAAAACCACAAAACCAATTTTTGCCTTTAGTGTCTGGTCTAGTACAATATCTTTTGGCTTCATCTAAACTTAAATTTCTCTCCATAACTTTTTGAGTTCCTGATTTTCTAAATTTAATTATTTTATATTTTTTCACTGTCTACACTCCTAAAAATATAAATTTAACTAATACTAGGCTAATAATTAAACTACCTAGCCATGTATATAAAAAAGCCCTATCTCCCCTAATCCATAATTGAATCAGTGCATAGATTAGAGCCATTAAACATATTGCAAATATTGATCCAAATACTATTAAAATATCCATTGTCTACCTCTTATATAGTCTAGTGTTGCTGTTAAAATCTTATGCTCTGAAACATTCTTAATAAATACAGTTCCATTTCTAGTAACTATTTTATTATTATCTATCTCAGATATAAGATATTTTATAGTTTCTTTATTATCTTTTAATATATTCATGCTGATTTTACCTCTAAAGATTCAATATAATCATTTACAATATATTCGCCTACAATGTAAACATACATATTCACAACGCTTTCAGGCTCTGAAAAATCTGTATTCACCTCGCCAAAGTGCATATTTTCATATTCTTTAATAATGTTTATAACGTTAAAGACTTTATCAGATAGCCATTCTTTAGCTTGATATCTACCTATAATGTAATAATCTTCATTAAAAGCGTAGTGATGTAAGTCATCAATATTTTCATTGATCCAATCTTCATTGGATTCATAACGCTCTTTTAACCAATCATCAAAATACTCTTTTATCTCACCATATTTATAATAATCTTTTATATTCATATCTATCTAACTCCTATATACGCACTATCCATGTGCTATTAATCATTCCTTTAAATTAATTTACTTTCTTAATGAATCAATCATCTCTATTAATTCATCTTTAGATATTGTTAATACTTCTAAATTAATCATATTAATAATATCGTTATTAGTTAAACCATTATTAACGCATACGCTTAAAAAAGTTTCATTATCTACTAGTCCACTATCAACTAACTCATATAAAACATTTAACTGTTTTTCAATGTTTTTTATTTCTTTAATATATACTTTCATAATATCCTCTTTTGTTATGTACATAATGTACGTTCATTTATTCCATTACTTATAGATTTTAAACACTTTAAAGAATAAGTAAATAAATATTTCTATATATATTTATGATTATATTAGTCTAATATCAGATTCGGCAACCAAAGGATAACCAATAGCCATATATTGCTATATATAAACACTTAATAACTAAAGATCTTTAATTAGCTAGTAATTAGACAATACCAGGCTATATATAGGATTCGCCACCTAAAGAAAGGATTCTAAGGCGTGTATCTGTAAAGAGATATAAGATATATATAGTTTGTGTAAGCCTGGTAAGTATCAATATCAGATTAGAGAAATAATAGTACATAGCCATACACTTTTTATTCCCTATAAAAGCAGATAAGAAACCATAAAGCCTATATATGAATAATAAAGATTGTTATATAAGAAAATAATAATATTAGAAAGTCATTGATTAGAATATTATTATATTAGAGAAAGGCAACCCCCCACAGGCACAC